TTCCACTCAACGATGCTCCGCCGACTGTTAGTGTTCCGTCGATGCTGACGTTCTCGTTGATGTTGATCTGTGTTGAATCCGTAGACGAAATGCTTGTGCCTTTTATCTGTATTCCGTCGATGTCAACACTTCCTGTTCCACCCGCGTTTAGTGTAAGGTCTGCGTTTGATGGTGCTGATATTGTTGAACCTGTGAACGTGATGTCACCTGTTGAACCACCACCTGCGTTGTTGTCAACGTAATCTTTTACTGCGGCACTTGTTGGAATTGTTGTGTCATTGTCATTTGATCCAATGCCCTCTGATTCCGTTACAACAACTGCGGCCGTCATGTTGCCTATGTCAATGTTCGAAATATTATTACCTGTTGCATTGGCATCAATGGTCTTGTTTGTGAAAGTTAGGGTGTCACTGGCTATGTTGGCATCCTGTGCATCCACGTAGTCAATAACAGCACCTGCTGTCACGAGTGCTGTGTCTGAATCATTTGATGCCAGCGATTCCGCCACTGTGATTATTGCACTCGCCTTGAAGTTGTCCACTTCCAAGTTTGAAACTGTTGTTGAATCTGCGTCCATTGTGCTTATTGTGAATGTTCCTGTCACGACAAGGTCACCGTCCACTGTCACGTTCTCGTTCAGGTTGATCCTTGAACTGTCTGTGCTTGAAATACTTGTCCCATTGAAACTCAGTGCTTCAATGTTCACGCCACCCGTGCCATTGCCAGTGATGTCCACTGAACCGTTTGTGGCTATCGAAGTGATTGAGTCACCATTTATTGATAGTTGGTCTATCTCTATGTTACCTGTTCCGTTGGCCTGTAATTTCAGGTCACCGTTCGTTACGTCGGTGGCTATCAGTCCAGAAGAACCGTCCCTGACCAACGAGTAAACTTCGGTGAAATTGTTGTTGATCTTGATCATGGCCGTACGTAAAGTATCGCCCGTGGCCGGATTGCCCAGTGTTCCTATGTCTATGTTAATTCTCGCCATAATTTAATGGTATTTATGGTTATCCTCGACGTCTGATCCTGGTCCTAGGATAAATTGCGCCAGTTGTGGGCTTGGTGTTCACGTCTTTATTATATGTGTTGAACGCCATGTTGCCTGATGTTGCTCTATGATTCTTCCACAGTGCAATCCTATCAATGTCTGAACCGTCTATGCTCACTCTTGTGTCGGTGGTTGCAGTTATGCCTCCTGCTGTGTCTGCCATTAATCCTGTGACAGCATTGTTTTGTAAATATGTTCTTGCCTGTGACTGTGTGAGCGTAGGATATATTCCTGCCAAACAAGCCAACATACCTGTTACGAACGGCGCACTATAACTTGTTCCTGATCCAGACTGTACTGTGTCCCAGTTTGGTGTATTTGCTTCCTGTCCTGGATACGGAACACCAAAAGCAATGGCACCTGACTCTCCTGCTCCAAAGACACCAACACCTGCGGCATATACATCTACACCAGGACCCCAATTGCTAAAGTCTGCTTTGCCGTTATCTGCTTTAGTGCCTAACGCACCTACACTGATAGCACCGTTGAATGAATAGGTGTCGCCACGATGGTAATAATCTCTGAATGGATAATAACCTCCAAAGAAGTAGTTCCGGTTTGCATAAGCGGCTTCACTAACAATGTAGTTGTCCCAGTTGTCGCCACCAGGCAAATCAATGTATCTGTTGTCGTTGCCGCCTGACGATACCACAATGATACCTTCTGTTATAGCATCTTGCTGATCACTATCAGGTGCTGGAGCATTTACAGTAAAAGTTTGATCGCTGGTCCAGTCTTTGTCACCTGGGCCAATGCCTCTTGCTGTTAGTTCTGCTTCTGATAGATCATTGCCTGTGCCGTTGTCTAAAGTTACACCCTGGAAGTGGATTAAAGCGGCACCGCCACCTATCAAATTTTCTGTCCCCAAACTCACATTCACAATGGTAGGATTCTTCCTGCCTGTTGCTGGATTCACTGCTTTGGTTCTGTGGAACTCTCTGATGTAGGCAAAGGTTCTATCTGTACTGCCACCGCCTGACTTTGAGCGTTCGTAAACTTTGTCAAACATATAGATGTTGGCATCGTTAGCAAGTCCATATAGTGTGCCTGCCGCATAACTTGTGACTGCCGTGGGATGATTATCTTCTGCTGAATAGTTGTCACGAGCGTCTGCGTTGCTGTATGTGTAGTTTGTTCCACCGGTAATTGTGTTGTAGTGTTGACCCCAGTTATAGTCTACTACTCTACTTGAATAATCTGCGTGGTCGCTAAATGTGTCTACTTCAACAATAACAATGTCTACATTTTTACCACTTGCTGAATATGTTACACTATCATCAACATACCTGTCTGTTAGACTTGCGGCTGTTGATGACCAATTGGTTCTATTTGTGGTTTCAATGTGTCTTGGTATACCCCAATTTCTATGGTCAACAGTATACCTGATTCCTGTTGTGCCATTTGCTTTTGTGAATGCCGCCGTGCCGCTTGGGACACCTTTGTCAAATCTACCAGTAAAAGTACTTGCTGGTTTATCTACGATTCTGTCCAAAACACTCTGTGGTACAACTACTTCTACTCTGTCGTCATCGGCTACTTCTTGTGCTTCTTCCATTGTGAGCATATAGCCTGTGGTTCTTGAAGTTGGTCGTCTGTGAGTGCATTCAATCTGTCTATCTGGAATGTGTAAAGCACCACCTGGTGTTTCCATGTCATCGTAGAACGCCTTTGAGTCCTCGCCCTTCTTAAGTGTGACCTGAAACAGTTCCACCTTAAGACTCCAGTTGTACGAGATGTAGTGTGACCGTGATTGATGTGGATGCCGAGTCACCGATCTTGTTGGTGACCTTGATTGGTATGTTGGTGGTCACAGTGGAATCATCATTGTATCCGATGGCGCCAGGTGATATCAACACCGTTTCAGCACCCGTTGTGATCACTTCCGCTATCACGCCTGCGTCAGCGGTTGGGTCAACACCTTCCGCCCTTGAGGCATCTGCGTCCCTGTCCTGGTTACTGGTGTACACTATGACCCTTGCCGCGTGTGATGTCTGTACCTTGTAGAGAGCGTAGCCGATGAATCCCGTGATGTCTATGTCCGTGGTACTGCCATCCTGTATTGATGCGGATCCTGCCTTGGTGGTCCTTGACTGGAGCCCAGATCCACCTGATGCCGTGATCGTGATCGTGCCATCCGAGTTGGCAGAAGTGGTAATGCCCGTGCCGCCTTGTATGTAAAGTTGTCCGCCGTCTGCTATGGCGATGCCAGCGGAATCATCACCTGTGAATGTGATACCTGAGGCTCCACCTGCCGAGGCCTCTAGACCTATTGTCTGTGTGCTGTGATCATAAGTCATCACATAGTTGTCTTGGCCTGATCCCACAGATTGATCTGCATTTAGAGTGAAGTTGCCCAGCACGACATTTCCCGTGCCGTTGGGGGTCAGTGTGATGTCTGCATTAGTATCTAGTGAAGTTATTGCTGTGTTGTTTATTGATAACCTATCGATCTCAATAATACCTGTTCCATTTGCAAATATTTTCACATCACCGTTGGTATCTGCATTTGTAAGGTTCCCATTTGATGATGTTGTGGCGGCTAGATCAGTGTAAAGTTCTGCGAAATTGGTGTTGGCCTTCGTCATGGCCGTACGTAACGTATCGCCTGTTGCTGGATTTCCCAGTGCTCCTGTGTCTATCGTTAATCGTGCCATGGTGTGTTACCCATATTTATTAAATACAGATATGTTCATAGAAACCCTAAAGACGATGAAGTTGTACAAGAGGGAGAGCAAACTGGGTACCATGCACAACTACCACAGGAAGAACCTGATCTATGTGTTCAAGTGTGATGCCTGTTCAGAGACATTCATGAGGCCAAAGTCAAAGGTTGATCCAGGTCGTGCCTCAAATGACTACAAACACGTGTGTAATAAATGTGATTCCAAGAAGTTCGCACAGAGCGTGGGTGTGAAAATGCGTAATGTCTATAAACTTGACGCAAGTAGCACTAAGACTTTATAGTGTTTTCCATTTGATGTCGGCACGTGATCCCGTGATCCATCTCTGTAGGTCGGCGTAGATGCCACACTTGATGTTGGGCTGGTCGAAGTACCATCTGAGGAAAGGATTGCCATCAAGATATTCCTTGCGATTTATAAAATAAAAATTAGTTCCGGGAAACTTGCGGAATGTTTGCCTCAGTTGGTACATCCATTCATATTTCAGATATGCCTTCATGCTGGCCCTGTCTGGGTAGTTGATTGAATTCTTGTATATGTTGTTTTGTATCCTGCTGGGTGTGTCCATCTCCCACTGCTGGGCACCCATTATGTCGAACGCCATGATCACTATGTTCTTGATGCCCGACTCCGCGGCCATCAACACTGCACTGCAACCAGAACCCCTTGCCTTGGAGAAGTCGTTGGTCTTGATCTTGCCACCGTTCTTGATGTCTCCGCCACGCCACACCCTGTAGATCTTAAGACCCTCGGGCACGTGGTGTAAATGGTCGCCTTCACAGATGTAGTCCCATCTGCTGATGTCTTGTGGACCGTGTATTCTCGGAGATTCCTTGCCGTTGTTGTGCCACTTGGCCAGTTCATCGTACATGGGTTGATTGACTGCCACTATGTGATCACACAACATGGGATGATCCCTGTATATGGCGTTACATCCGTATATCACGCCTTTGTCTTTTAAATTTTCTATTGGAAATATGTTTCTTGACTCACCGTTACCTATTAAGAAAGCAGTGTCCATTACACCCCGAATGATTCTCCACAACCGCATGCGGAAGTTGAGTTGGGATTTGATATCTCAAACTGTGATCCAAATGTTTCCTCGATCCAGTCGATCTTAGTTCCCATGACATACAACAACGAAGTCTCATCCACGACAAATCTGCCCGTGTGCCAGTCCTCCACATGGTCACCTTGTGCCACGCTTTCCTTGGTGTCAGCGAATCCCCAGTCATACTTGAATCCTGCACAGCCTCCGCCCAACACCGCTAGGCTAACTGCATACTTGCCTGGGTTTTTTTCAAGCAACTTCTCTATCTGATTCTTGGCTTCGTCTGTGATTTCGAATGGTTTCATAATAGTAATTATGCTTCTCTCCTGTTGCTGTTCTGTATTCCCACGCTCATCCAGAATCTTGTGGCATCTCTTTTCATTTCAAAACTCATGTATGCGTTCTGATCCTCCCAGTGGTTCATGGGATTCTCAATTTTGCCAGCGGGCTCGAACCACCAACCCCATTTACCCTCACAGTTGACCTGGCACCAATCTATGCACTCGCTCATCACACCGTTTGAGTTCATGTCAACGTTGTACTCAAACTGTTGCATGTATCCACAGTCCTCCGGAATCTGATCCATTCTAGGATTGTTTCTTTTAACCTTCACTTTTCCGTAACTCACTGCCAGTTGTCCTCCACCCATTTATCTGCACATTCCATGGGATTTGGTGAGCCATGGAACACTGCCACCCTGTTGCCAGGTTCTATCTTGGCGGGCGTCTTGAAGAACTTCTTGCCGTCCTTGGTCAGCAGTTTGGTGTCTTTGAATCCGACCATCTCCCACTTGTATGATCTTATCCAATCGTCTGGGAACCAGGTTATGTCATTGCTGGCCCTCTTGGTTATCCAATCCTGATCACCGTGATTCTGTTGCATTATCTTTGCTGAATTATCTTTGAATTCAGTCCACAGGTAGTCCATGGTGCCGGCCTCCCATCTCATGCAACTGGAGTTTGAAAGTTTCCAATCCTTGATCCTGCACCTGTTGAAATCTCTTATTATGTTGAACTTGCCAGGATTAGTGAACAAGGCATCTATGTTGTCAAATATAACAACGTCCAGGTCAAAATATAGTATGGTGCCCTGCAAAGGCATCTCTGGTGCGAACATAAAAAGTTTGCTCCACCATGATTTGATCCAAGGATCATTGGGTAGTTTTATCACGTTGATGTCTGAATCCAGTCCTGCGGGATCATCAGTCAAACAATGGAACTGGTAGGACACGGTGGTGTGTCTCTTGACCATGCTGTTGAGTACGTTTGCGTACTTGGAGGGGTACTTGCTACCCCACTTAACGCACACTACGTGATTTGTTTCCACTTTCTAATCCTTCCATCTGTATCTGTTTCCAATTATCGCTCTCTAGTGTGTAAGGAAAATCGTTCGCAATATTTTCATCACCCGATATCTGTATCCTACTGATATTTAAATTATTTTTCATGCTCTCATAGATCCCTTGGAACTTGGTGTCTTGGAAAGAAGTTTGTAGATCCACTTGTCCCAGTTTGATGTATCCCAGTGATAGCCTTGGGTCCTCCCAGTTGAAGTTGTTCTCCGCAAGCCACTGTCTGTACTCCACCATCTCCTGTTTCTTGAACCAGTGCGTTGTCTCTGTAATGGTATCTCCCCATTCTATGTCAAATTCTCCCGAGTAAAACTTTTGATGATTTATTTCTGAACACAACGCTTCCGTCATTACAGGTGCGTGTTCGTCCCTGAACACCTCAAACAAAGTTTTGCCCACCTGAGACCAGTGTAAGTAGACACCACCCAACTCCCGGTCATATCTGTTCTGTTTGAACAGTTGGAAATCCTCTTCATGTAGATCATGCCTGGGTGCGTTCAGGAAGGTTGTTATCTGCGATGGCCTGATCCAGTCTGGATCGAATACACTTTTTCTATAGGATTGGACCCAACTTTCGATCTCATGACAGAGATTGTTCAATTGTCTTATCGCATACCTTGTCTCGTCATTGGTCTGCTTGTAATAATTGGACAATTTCCAAGCCGTGCCTTGAAGTTCCTCGAAATACCTGTGCAGAAGATTACAGGCCTCGTGTTTTAATCGCAATCCGGGTTTGGCCATGAGATTCCCGTCATTCACAGATCCTATTTTGAGTTTGGCACTGTACTGGAAATCATCGGCCACAAATGGTTCTATCCTTTCATAGGGCGGATTGAAATTGAAAGAGTTGATCTGGTCTATGTTTTTGTTCAATTCCTTACACAAGAAATTTAGATCTCTCTTGGAACTGGCCCATCCGAGAAAGCAAAAATTTTTCTCCAGTATTCTCTTCTGTGCTAGATTGTCCCTTAATGCTTCTATGAACCTCTTGCCTAGCGGCGTGTCGTATACATCGACCGTGACTTCTTTGCCGTCGTAATCTATTATGATTTTATCTCTTAGAGTAGATGGCACTGTTGGCTCCGTGTTCTGCACATTCCACTTCCACAACATAACATCTATTGTCAGTTTTCTCTCTGATAAGTTTATCTGCGAAGTCAAATGCGTGTTTGGCAAACATCTCAGCACCTACACCATCAAACATCACAATGTCTACAAGGTCCAGTTCCTCAAGCTCTCTGAACTTGTCGAGGTGTGGGTCATTCACATCTAATGCAGTCTTATGATCAAAGTGATCTTCTAACCATTTCTTTAATGGTTTCAGTCCACCAAAATCCACTGCCCAGTTCTTGTTGTCTAGTTCCTTGCAACCGAATGTGAATTTAAATTGTAAACTGTATCCGTGCAGTAGGTGACAATGTGAGTGATCTGCGTTGGGTTGTCTGAACACACAGGCCAATCCTATGTTGTGTCCGTATGTTTTAGTTGAGTAGTAAGTCATCTTTTTCTCCTGTTTTGATGACTTGCAGAGTGTTTATAGAGGGATGAAAGTCTTTGAGTCCTCTTGACCATTAATTGAGTTTCTTGTCAATCTTCTGATCTAAGTCCATTTGGAATGCAACATCTCTGATGCGTTCCGTCAGTTCGTTTGGTATATTTAATTCTCCGTCTATGATGCTCTTGAGAAAGTGTATCATCACGGTGAACTCGCTCCTGTTGGCAACCGTCTCTGGGTCTATGCCGTGTTGCTCCATTGCGTTCAACATGGCCTCTGACACGTCAACCAGTGCCTTGATGCTCGTGGAGTGTTTGTCAAAGTGTGCCATTATGTGATAATCTTGGGTTTTGCAGGAACCTCAATCTTGCTGAACACCCTGTTGTACTCATCAGCGATCTTGTCATTGATGTGTGCTATGGATATCAACTTGTCCGTTGCAATGTTGAACGGTTGGTCCTGTCTAGCAGTGGAGAAAAATGTACCAAATGCCAATCCCTGCGGACCATTCATCAGTACAAGTGCCTTCTCAATACTGACGTATTGAGAGTCGGTCCTGCTAAGATATTTTGCGATGACCTCTTCTCCTGAAGTCAATTTTAGAGTAACTAGATCTCCATCTTTTATTTTATCAAACATATGTCTTATTATAAACTATCCTAGGAGTTTGTCAATGTATTTCCTCAATTCCTTGTCCTGTACGTTGGGAGGAATGTTATTGAAAAAGAATATCTGGTAACTGTCAGATCCATACTTGCCTATGCCGTGCAACTCGCTGGCTTCTTTCCTGTCCCACGTTAGGTACTGTTCTGTCATCTTCCTTATTCTCTTTGATCGAACTTCCCACATGCCCAACGGTTTCAACATTTCCTGTTGTGTTTTCAATCTACCACGCAGGTATGCTTGAGGATTGGGGTATCTAGCGAAAAGTTTTGGTAATACAATTTTTACATGCTTGCGATATGTGAGATTAAGGCACATCACCCCCACCATGTGCTTCCATCTCTTGTGTGGCGCCCTAAGTTGTTGTTGCACCATTAGGTGATCCACCATTGGTTTTGTCATACAACAATTTTATATTATATTACTTTTTTGTCAACTGTTTATTGATCCATATGGCCAGGCCTTCGTAGGTATCTTGGAAAACATTTTTATTTTCTTTCCATTCGTCTGGCATTTTCCAACCTTCTTGGTTGACTATTACCCACCTGCACTCGGAGTGTTCAAATAATTTATTAAATTGGTATATCCAGTATCTTGGATCAACTGGCCTTTTGATATAGGTGTAACCTGTCGAGCCTTTGTACATGTTGTTAACATTTTCAGGTTTGTTTTCTTTGCCAAGTCCCCAAAGATCCATCCCCACTAGAAATATTGCCTTGGGTTTGAAACTCATCCCTACTAGTGCGGCAAATTGTCCTGTCCCCCAATGGAAAGGATCATCCTGTCTTTTGTCTCCTTCGTAAGGTAGGTCAGGCACTTTCTTTACATTGGGCCAGTATGCAAATTGTTGATACCAATTTTCCCTTGTGAAGATAGTGGTATTTTTACCACATGTATTCGCGGCTTCCTGACACATATGTCTGTCGCAGGCAACCACATATTCCAAATTATGATCTCGGAACAGTGCATTGCAACCAATCATGGTTGTCACACTTTTCAATGGAGTCAGATCAAATCCTCTCCTGCTTTCACCGTTACCTATTACACTTACAAACTTGGTCATAAACTTATTTAATCACCCCTTTAGACTGCTTTAGAGCAACGCACACTGCTGGTAAAAAACTAGTTGGAGCAGTTGTACATCTTACTGATTTCCGTTGATTAAATGCCATATGGTAAGATATTTGTCCCAGGCTTTCTGTAGTGTGGGATATTTCCTTCTCAGTGCGATGGCCTCCGCCCCCACCATTTCAGCCTCTTTGTATGCCTGTTCCTCGTCCATGGCCTGCTGTGACTGTTCAACTAAAATACGGTCACCGTTTGGTAATTGTTCGTACACGGTCTCCCCGCCGTCGGGCGAAACATATATGGGATTGATCCTTCTTGCTTTCTTTGGCATCAGTAATGTTGTTTGTGGTTAGCACCTGGGTGTGCGTGTCTCATTCCGCCTATCTTTTTGGCATCACCTTTATGTCTCGGTATGAAGTGTACGTGTGGCCACATGATTGTTTGTCCGGCCGATATTCCAATGTTCATGCCAACATTGAATCCATCTATCTCTCCCGCTTTGATCTTTCCATTTCCGTAGTCGTATGCCATGCCGTAGGATCTGCCTACGAAGTGTGCGTTGTTTTCTTTAGGTATGAAAAGTTTGTGTCCGGGTACGCACGGATATCTGTCATTGAAAACGTAAGTGAAATCTGACTCCATGACTGGTGTGTCATTGCCCAGCCACACGCTTTCGTCTACACTGTCAACGGGTTCATATGGTTTCTTGTAGATAGGTTTTTTTGATTGCATTTGTTTTGATAATTCCTATCCTTATATTACTAGAATTTGGTTTGTGTTGCAATCTAATTTTTTCCCAGTACTTGGTTTTTGTGACCGATGGATTGTATTCTAATACATTCAATAAATTTACCAATGCCTTTCTCACTTTCTCTGCACCACCATGTTTCTTACAGGTGTCGGATCTGCCAACGTGTACTATTTTGTTTTCTATCTCGATCTTGTACACACAAGGCAGTCTGACCCATTTTGTGACAGGATCCTTCCTGTGTGTGATCTTGTAGTCTTTGATTGTGTATAGGTCTTCTATGCTGTACCACTTCATGACAACATTCCAACGAAGTATGCACCTACTATGCAACCTGCGATCCCAAACACAACGTCGTCCCAACTCCAGTGCCCCTTGCTCCATAGATCCAGTGCTTCTTTTATGATAGTTGCCACCAGTCCCAAGTATATGAATGGTTGCCAGAACACCGCGAACAGTGTGAGGAACATGGCCCAAAAGAAATGCAGTTGCAGATCAAATCTCAGATAGAATAAAATAGTCGTTGCTATTTGTTTGTAGAGTAGGTTAATATCTAGCATTTTTGATACCCAGTTGCTGGAATATTTGTTGTACTTTCCTTGCCTGGAAGTAGCAGTCTTCAAGTGCATTGTGTAACCCGGTCCTCTTCTCATTGGGATCACGAGGCACTAAACTGCCCAGTGTCCTTGAATCTCTGATCTGCCAGTAGTTCCATGGCACAGGCACGTCCATTTGTGCATAGAAATTTTGCAGTATGGCATAATCAAACAAAGGACCTTGGCACCAGAACACGTCCACTCCCACACACCATTTGTTCAATTGTTTTGTAAAATATTTTAAATCTATCCTGTCATGATCTCCCAGAGCTTCTTCCCTGACATCCTCTGCCTGTTTGCCCCACCATTCCACAGTCTCCTCCATGACGTCTCTGCCCATGGCAGTCTGGGAGTCCACGTCGATCCTGTGGTACATGCCCTGTGAGGGTTCCACCCTTGTGTATGGATCAAATTTCACACCACCTATTGTTAGAATCGTGGCATTGGGTTTTGTGGAAAGTGTTTCCAGATCTATCATTGCATGGATCATAGTACAATTATACTATGGAAACTTGGTAATGTCAATTAGGCGTCTTCGCCGATCTTGTAGTAGTCTTGGTATTGCTTGAATTCTTCTTCGGTCAAACAATGTATCTCACCGGCGCTCTGTGGAAATTTTTCCATGGCATAGGCCTTGACTTCCTCACCCGCGGACTGGCACAGAGCCAGTGTGTCGTATTTTTCTAACTCGTACACACTCTCACAGGCTCCCGCCAAACACATGTATACCACCAAAATGAATTTCATACAAGTATTTACGTACAGGCAAAATGTGTAAAACTAGCACATCTGTATTTTGGTAAATACACGCATATTATGGATTTCGTAACATTGATCGCAGAAGTGGGTTTCCCAATAGCAGGTGCCCTGGCGGCGGGTGCATTCGTATTCATCACATTGAAATTCATCTTGGCATCGGTGACAGGTAGTGTGAACACACTGAAGGCCATCATAGGTGCACTGGACAACAGGGTGCAGACCATGAACAATGACCTGGTCAAGATAGACGCACTGTTGAGTTATGTGCTCAAGATCAGACCAAACGCAGAACGTATCGCGGCCAACGAAGGCAAGGATGATGCGAGGAGGGACTAGATGCACAAAGTGACGATATTGGTTTTCCTGATTGGCCTGATATGTGGCATGATGATGGGTGTGGCAATTAATCAGCCCGTGAGGGAACAAGCACCCAGAGGGGTGCAAGGATGAGCATGGAATTAGCATCACTGATAAAAGATTTTGGGTTTCCCATAGTGGCGGCCATGGGTCTTGGATACTTCGTGTACTACATATGGAAATGGGTGACCGAAGAGATCAAACCTGTGTTGGGCAGTGCTTCAAGCACACTGATCAAACTGGTTGACCGTATCCGCATGTTGGACAATGACATGATAAGATTGAACACCAAACTCGCAATGGTGTTGGAATACAAGGATGAGATAATAAAGTCTGGACGTTCAGACGAGTTGGACGAGATACTGGCCAAATACAAATCAAAGTCTGAGAGCTTCGACTCCACAGGCGAAGAGAAAAAATCAGACTAAAATTGTGCCTCTTGGTAAGTTTGTCAATCTTTCCAAATACTAGGATCATTAAAATCCATATTTTCGAATTTTGGCAGGTCAATGTCTAATAACCAGTGTCTCAAATAATAATCATATCTATAAATGTGTTTCAATCTTTGTATCTGCCTTTCGTTTTTGAGAAATTTTACAATCCTATCGGGACGAGATCTTTCTTCGTTCTTGTTGACAGTCAATCCTTTAAAGGGATATAACACGGAAAGTTCGGTTCTTGCAGAAGCCTGTAATTTTTTGAAAATAAAAAAGTCAGGACTTTCAAAATTGATTGGAATTATGTGATGCGAGTTAAGTCCGTGATAACTTATGCACTGCCTTTCTGTATGAGGATCAAGCATCATAGTATCTAGACAAATTGACCAGGCGTCGTCTGAAATTGCATCTATACCACGATGTTCAGTTCTGAGCCACATCTCCACTCCTGAACACCATCTTTGCACAGGATCTCGCAGGACCACTATGTATTTGCATTCAAGATTTGTTTCAAAGTTGAAATCCTCCACTCTGCTCCAACCGTTTGACTCACACCATGTACTGAGTGTAGTGCTCATGCACTTGGATACGGGCACATACCTATACTTCTTGTCGGGACTTTCATAACAAAAACCAATAGGTGAACCCCTGTGTGACCAAATTTCGTTTACAGTATTGATAATGACAGGAGGCGTCCAATCTATAGGCATCTGTATTTCCTATCATCCATGTATCTTGCTGACTTCATTATTTGCTTGTGGCCTTGTAAGTGCCGTCCCAATCTTTAGGCTTACCTGCTTGGATACGTGCCTTCATGTTGCTGTAGTAATCGGTCATGTCCTCATGGAACTTTTTTGCAGTGTCCAATCTATTGAGTGCTTCCTTCCAGTCGCCTCCGTAGTATGACTCCAGGAACTGCCTGTGGTGCTCTGATTCTTTTGCCACGGTGTATATCTTGACCCCTATCTTCTTGCCTTTGACGGCTATGCAGTCCAGTTCAAACACATCTATCTTGCCTTTCACTTGCTTTGCTGTCTCTGGCCCCAACACTATCAACACTCCATATGTTTTTGATTGTCCTTCTAACCTTGCGGCCAGGTTTACACCATCGCCCAGGCAGGTGTAATCGAAGCGTTGGTCAGATCCCATGTTCCCGACCACAACTTCCGCAGTGTTTATACCCAATCCCATTCCAAAAGCCGGTATGCCTTCCTGCTGTACTTCCTCGTTGAACTTTTTCAGACTGTCCAACATCTTGATCCCTGTCCTCACTGAATTCTCAGCGTGATCCCAATCGTCGATAGGGGCGTTCCAGAAGGCCATCTGTGCATCACCGATGTACTTGTCTATGGTGCCCTTGTTGTCCAGTATGTCCTGCGTCATCGCAGTCATGTACCTGTTCATAATTTTTGTCAGTCCCTGTACGTCCTCGCCATAGTGTTCTGATATGGCAGTGAATCCTCGAACGTCAGTGAACATTATTGAAAGCTCACGCGAGTCACCACCCAACTTCAGGAGGCCCGGATTCTTCTGTAGTTGTGCCACCATGTGTGGGGACAGGTAAGATCCAAACTGTTTCTTGATCTCTTGCTTCTGTTGGAATTCCAATATGAACCTGTTGAACACTGAATGGAATCCCACCACTGTCAGTGTTATCACTGCCCAACTGGCATCTCCCAACAACGAGTATCTGTGGAACACGAGGTATGAGGCGTACACCGTACCACTGTACAGCAACGCCAGTGTTATGCCTATCGCCCAGTAAGGGAAAAATCTTGTGGCCACAATTATCATGACACCTACCAATACGGCCACAGCGATCTCTACTAGGGCACTGATGTCCACCCTCTTGATTTGTTTGCCATCCAACACCGTCTGCAGTGCGTTGGCTGTTATTTCATACATGTACTTCTCTCCCAGTGGTGTGGCTACTATGGAATTCAATCCCTCTGCCGTTGGGGTCACTATGACTGTTCGTCCTTTGAATTTCGAGGCTTGGTCTATGTCGGCTAGACTTATGGTTTCATATTCCTTGTTCCATCTCAACCATATCCTGGCGTTTGCGTCTGTGTTTATCGTGGGGTATCCAGGAACACGCATGGCTATGATTCCACCCTCGCCCGCCTTTATCTGATAGCTCGGTGCACCAACGGCCACTCTTATCACTTCGATGGCCATCGCCGGGTAGGTCTCGTCGCCCACCCTCATTATCAACGGCATCCTACGTACCACACCATCCACTTCCGGCACAGTGTTCACGACACCCACACCACTTGCTTTTTCACCCAACTCCGGTATGGGTCCTAGCATACCCGGCCACGTGTACAGCCAAGGCATTGGGTTGTTAATTTTTGCAACACCACGTGGCACTGCATTCTTGTTTGTCTGGGTAGTGCCCACTTGTGATATGACAACGCCATACTGCAGGACCTCTGCCAATTCAGCATCTCCACCTAACCTGTCTTCCTCCGAGAACAATATGGGCAGGACTATGATGCCCACTTCCGCTTCTCGCAACTTGTATATGACTTCCGCCAGTATGTCCCTCTTCCATGGCCACTGTCCATATTTCTCTATGGCCTTCTCGTCTATGGTTATCACACCTACGTCCTGTGATACCTGCTTGGTCTCTGACTGCAACAGCAGGTCGAACGCTTTCAACCGCAGTATCTCCTTGACCTGTGGTTCCTTGAGTCCCAGGAACGTGATCGCGGCCAGCGTGATGAAAGCCAAGGTCCAGTGTGTCAGTAATTTTTTCATATGGGAGTGCTGGGGTTGTTAGTCAGCATCAGATGTAAGTTCAGTTGTTGCCACAGTTGTATTTGGTCCATCCAAAGGAACATCTGTGATATCGATAGCACGACTATGCCCGCGAGTATCAAATACATATAAATTTTATTCACTCTTGATCTCCTGTTCGAATACTTCTAACCCAATGTTCACGCCCGTCACCAGTCCATATATCAAGGCAAAACCGAACATCAAAGAGACCAGGATGATGGGACTCAACAGCCACAGCCACCAGTAGTACCTGAACACGTTCTGTCCCTTTTCAAGACGCTTGACTCGGTTGTCCATGAACCAATGCACGATCCTCTTGACCAGTGCTTTTATCCTGTCCACGAAGAACTTGTTGATGAACCAACGCACGGCCCTCATCACTATCAGGATGGGCGAGCTCAACACCTCGAAGAATAGCAGGAAACAGTCAACGCTGAGGTCCACTATGTTGTCCGCGGTGCAGGCCTTACGCCAACGTTCACGCAGGGTCAGTTTCTTAGGTTGCTCTTCTGCCATATTGTGTACTTATCGTATATACGAGCACTTATTGAATCTGTACGCACATTAAATAACAGCATATGAATTTAGCAGAACTCTTCAAGAAAAATATAGTGATGATACCGGTAGTTGTTTCGATCCTGGTTGGAACATTCACGGGTATCAAGTACGTGATAAATCTCACAGACACAATCAACAGCAACAAGGACGAGATCATAGCACTACAGGAGGTGGAGATCACTAACCTGAAGAGGGATCTCAAGGTGGTGCAGGAAGCCAACACGGAACTGAAACAGCGTCTGGGCAGGGCGGAAGCGACCTGGGAGATGGCTGAGAACCTTTACAGGGAACTCGCAGAGAAGGTGCGTGACATGGCTTGGGACATCAAGGATCTCAACAGAGACGTCAACGGAAACTAATGATAAAACAGTACATCTGGATAGGCGGTTTGGCATTTGTGATATTCATGACCGCACTGATCACCAAATCCGAAGCACGTAACGAATACCTCAACAGTTACTCAAATGCGTGTCAGTATGGTTCTGTTGACCTAAGCACCAGTTACTCACAGGACGACAGCGACTACAGACAACCAGCATTTCCCAACAACGACTACGACAACTATGGTGAACGGAAAGAACTGAGATTGAGTTTCAGGAAGTACCTGGGTGTGAGCAAAAAGATGTGTGATGAACAAAACAAAGTGTTACTAGAGAATGAGAACCTGAGACAGGAACTGGAGATGTTGAAGGTGTGCCAGAAGTACGCGGACAGACCATTGCCACCACAGTTCAGCACAGTGGAGAAACACTGCAAGGGACTGAGGGCGAGACCGGAGAGGACCAAGTCAGAAGATCCTGCCTGGGACGAGATGAAGAAGAAATACATAGACGAGAATCCTGACAAGGATCTGTACAATCCCAAGAAGTCAACACTGGAGATGCCACCCGAAGGCTTCGATCTACCTAAACCAACAAATTAATTCTGAGTCACTGATACCGAACAGGTTGTGGTCGCACAACTCTGCTGTAGGTGGTAGTTCTGACCGGTACTGCTGTCCTGGGTCAAGTTCATGGTGATGGGGTTGCCACTGAGATCCAGGTACCCGTTGTGTGTGCCCGAACCGTCCTGCAACACGGTCACAGTGTGGTTGTCCGTCAGGGTCACGTCCAGGAAGTGATCCCCAGTGCCCAACTGGTCAATGTCCACGGTGTTGCTACTGTCTATGTCAAGGAACAGGATCTTGTCGCCCGTCTCCTTCTGGTCTATGGTCACGGAGTTGCTGTTGCCCTCCACGTTGACGGAGGCGTGATGTGCACCACTGCCCGAGAGATGCAGTTGCATGAGTGCCACTGTGTTGCTGGCACCTGTTATGTCCACTATGGCCCTCTGGCTGGTGTCCTGCCATACGTCCACGTCGTTGCTGTTGCCATTGATGTCGATGCCCAACACGTTGTCCGTGTTCTTCTGTGTGATCGTTAGTTCTATGCTGTCGCCCGTTATGTTGGCGGCGGAGGTGAGGTCCGTGCCCGTTATGAGATTGTCATCACCGTCCTGTAGGATGTCAAGGTCTATGCCCGATCCACTCTGCGTCATGTATATCTTGTTGCCGGCCTGTGTCTTGTTCCTGGCGGTGTTGACCGCGGTCTGCTGTGACGTGGTAATGCCCGCCTGTGGGGCCGATGAACTATACAATCCTTCTTCTTCGACCACTGCAGTGAGGAATGTCTCCATGTTGCTAGAGTAGGTATGTGTGCTTAAGAACTGTCCATAACCAAACGTTACATAAACTGCGCCACCATTTGAACCGTAATCCCATTTGTGCCACATTTCATATGTAGATGTGGCACTATTAGCAGAAACCATTTCACCACCAGATACGTTGTACATAAATTTGTCTGTGCCTGGTAAAATATTTTCACTTGATGTGCTACTGGCATAATTGCCTCTGGCTATATTTTGATAACCACCATTACTACTACCACCTTGAGTGAAACTTCCCACACTCATCTTGTTTTCGATCAGTGCTTCTATACTGCTATTTCTGTTGGTTGCACTGTTAGTACCTGCTATAAGTAATTTACCACCACCACTCACGTAACTGTCATACACTGAACGACAGGTGCTACCACAGTTGGAAGTTCCTGAGATATCAATCACAAGTTCTTTACCTGATACTGCATTTGAACTCACTGATGTAGATGTGCTACCTGTCACAGTAAATCCTAAATCTTCGAGTTGGCTTTTGATATTGCTATACTGCGAACCTGTTGTATTTGAGTTATAGTATATGAATGCGTCATTGGCCTTGGCAGTGGTGTGTGCCACCACGAAGATCAACGCTAATAAAAGTCTAATCATTATGTGCGTATTTATTTTAACCGCGTAGTTAATTCTGTGTCACCGTGGCCGAGCAGGTGGTAGTGGCACAGCTCTGCTGTAGGTGGTAGTTCTGGTCCGTGGCGCTGTCCTGTGTCAGCGTCAGCGTTGTGGGATTGCCCGATAGGTCTATTAATGCGTCGTGACTGCCGGAGCCATCCTGCGTCACGGTCAGCGTGTGGTTGTCGGTGAGGTCCACGTCCAGGAAGTGACTGCCCGTGGGG